TGCTGCCGCCGGGAAAGCGCAGGTACCGGATGCTCTCAGCGTCCACATAGGGCGCAATGCGCTGTTTCAGCAGGGCGATGTCCTTCCAGTAGGCGGCGCTGCTGCGGTAGATGTCGCTGTATTCGTGGGAGGCAGAGTGCAGCGCGATCTGATGCCCGGCGGCAGCAGCCTGTGTGAGCAGGGGCAGATATTTCTCATTGTAGCCGGTGGCCACCACAAAAAAGGTGCCGTGCACCCCGGCGGCATCCAGCGCCGCCAGCACCTCCGGGGTAGTCTTGCTGGGGCCGTCGTCAAAGGTCAGGCAGACCCATTTTTCCGGCAGGGAAGGGGCGGCGGGCGTACCGGCATCGGATGTAGCCACCGCCGGTGCAGCAGGGGAAAAGGGCGAAAAGTCCGGCGCGGCGGTCAGCTCGTTCAGCTTGCAGCCCACCGGCGCGCGTGCCGGCACCAGCCACCCCGCCGCAAACGCTGCCAACGCAGCCGCCAGCAGCCCGCCCCATAGCCCGATGCGCCCGCCGGCGCGCTGCACAAATTGCTTCATATACAAACCCCTCCTTTGCTCTGGGCGCAGTGCCGCAGGCACACTTTCCGCGTACAAATGACCTGTGCAATTGCCCGCAAGGCTGCTTTTGCGCGCGCTGCGCTGCTATTATAGATATGAAGCATAAAAAAACTTATGAGAAACAAAGAAACCACTTGACGAATGGCCGGAAATATGTTACTATATCCAAGCAGTCCGCACCAACGGTTTTCTACCTCAAAAACCGGAGAACTGTATAACAGGTATGCGAGGGTGGCGGAACTGGCAGACGCGCACGTTTGAGGTGCGTGTGGTTTATCCTTGGGGGTTCGAGTCCCCTCCCTCGCACCAAATGAAAATCCGCATGAATGCTGGAAAATCCAGTGCTCATGCGGATTTTTTGTATTTGCAGTAGTTCGGATACTATCGAATACTAACCGATATTTGCACTTAATTGCTATCCGAAAGTCTGCAAAAAGTCTGCAGACCTTATCCGCGCTCCACAATGCGCTCCCAGTACTCGACCAGTTTACCATCCACAGCGTCTTTGTCCTGCAGGAACGCCGCAGCCATATCTGCGTAGAAGTTGGTGTTGTCCACGCTGTACATTTTTGCGACTTTGCCGTAGTCGCTGTACATCATGTTCATCGTAGCCCAAAAGTCATATTTGTCGCAGGTTATGCCGCGCTGTTTCGCAACGTCCTGCGTCTGTTCCAGCGTCCAATGACAGCCCTTCGTGCCGTCAGCGTTCACCATGCTGTCGCACCATTCCTCAGCTTCATCGTGGGTGAGATGCTGGCGTGGCATCTTGATGGAGCGGCTGTCTGCGCCGCCACGTTCGTACTGCCCAGACCGTTTATCCCAGTCTCCGTTCTGCGAGAAGCCGATTTGCGGCATTCTGCGCCCATTCTCTACGTCAGGATAGCGGGGGATAGGGTAGGGGTCGATGTAGCGGTTTTCCTCCTGCGGATAGTAGGGATAGCGGTTGTTGCCACCTTCCAGCTTACGAAGACGGCGTTCCATCTCACGCTCCCTGCGGTCACGCTCTTCCTCAAGGCGGTCACGTTCCGGCTCACGGTCTTTGTCGTGGTCACGGAGCATCATCATGCGGCGAAAATTGTTCTTGCCCATAATCTATACCTCCTTAGGAAATGGACGCAGGCGCACCGGCGTGAGAACGGCAGAAGCAGCCAAGATACTTGAACGTGCCTGTGCCGGTCGCAGATGTTGCCACACGGGTAGCGTAACGGGTGCGTGTGTGAATGCTTTCGGCGGTCGCCTGAGCGCAGTTGCAGTCGGTCAGAGGGTATGCGGTCGTGCCTGCGCCGATGGTAATGACCACAGGGGCGTTGATGGTGGTCGTGTCCGGCAAAGCCTGGGCAATGACCAGACAATACTTCTCTCCGTTCTGGTATGCGCCAGCAGGGATATTGATGGTCAACGTATCGTTGGCGAACGTAACCGACTGGCTCAAGACCAGATGGGGGCAGAGTTTGCAGCTTGTTTTGCAAGCCATAGTGTTTTCCTCCTAAAAAATCAGGGGCAGAGGTGTCTTACCCCTGCCCCGATGGTTCACCCGGTGTTATCGGGGAGTGTGTTGGTTAGCAGCAGCCGCAGCAGTTCACGCCCACGTTGGGGTTTGCCACCTGATAAGCGGGAATCGGACGAGGATTGACCCGGTTCAGGATGGTATCAGTCTGCTGGGACATCACGGTGGTCAGAAGCGCATTCTGTCGATCCTGAGAAGCGGCGAACTTAAGGCTCTGGTTCTCAGCGGTCAGAGTGGCAATCTTATCCTGCGTGAAGTAGTCCATCATAGCGCGGTAGTTCGCGTTGCAGTTGTCGATAACTGCACGGGCGTTGTCTGCGATAGCCTGACGGGTAGCGCAGTCCTCCGTTGCGATGGTGTACTTCAGGTCGCCAATCAACTGCTTGTTCTCGCAGCAGCAAGATGCCAGCTGCGTGGCAAGAGCGGTCTGACCGGCCTGCCGAGCGTTGCCCTCCTGCATGATGGCAAGGTTGATGGCGTTGTCGCCGTTGGACACGCTGCGCTCCAGACCGTTCACGAGCTGTGCGTTCTGGTAGCCAAGCTGACAGATGGCGCTGTTCACGCCTGTAAAGCCGTTCGCGATGTTGGTGTTGACGCCGTTCATCTGCGCCAGCTGGTCATAGCCCAGAGAGCAGATACCGCTCTGGATGCCCGCCAGAGAGCGGGAGGTATCCTGCTGGTAGAAGCCCTCAGACAGAGCCGCGCGAGTGTCGTTGCCGCCCTGCCCGGTTGCGCCAGTGCCGACCAGATAGGGGATGTAGGCGTTCATGCCGTTGTCACCGCCGTTCCGGCCATAGCCGTTTGTACCCCAGCCGAAGATGATGGCGAGGATAATAACCGCCCACAGACCTTCGTTGCCGAAGAATCCGCCGTTGTTATTGCCGCCGTCCTGCCCAGCCAGATAGCCAGTTGCAAAATCGTCCATAACAAAACTCCTTTCAGTTTTGCGTTATGCCATCCCACCGCCGTATGCGATGGGCGAAGCCAAACAAATGCGGTTTTTGTCAAGTCCGCAAAACTGAGAAGCGTTTCGCTTAGGTTATCGGGGCAGCGTCAGGTTCAGGGCGCTTGCAAGTTGGTTCAGGTCGATGCCACGCTCTTTGGCAAGGTTCTGCGCCATCGTTCGGAGCTGTGCTTCGTTTTTGCCCTGAATCAGGTTCAAGCCCTGCATGATAGGAGCATTCTGCCCGCTTAACTGCTGGATAAGCCCCATCGGGTTCTGCCCGGCACGAGCCAGATTTGCAAGCTGCATGATAGGGCTGTGAGTAATCATATCAAACGGAGAGGGCATTTTTATTCTCCTTTCTTTGCTGTGGCAGTGGGCTTAGAAAAGCTTTTTTGCCATTTTTCCAGTTCATCCAGCCGGTGGACGAGAGCGTTATACTCTTCAACAGGCACATACTGCTGTGTCGGTGCAGCGGTCTGCTGTGCCTGTTGTACTTGCATTTGCCGCCATGCTTCCGGGCTGTAAAATTCCTGCACATAGGATTCACAGGTGTCCGGATTGAGCCGCTTGCAGTAAATCACACCGCTGCGCAAGTCCGGGCAGTAGGTCGGTCTGCCGTACAGGTCAGACGGTATTGCCAGAAATTCCTCCCTGCTGGAAACAGGTCTGCCAAGCAGCCAACCGCCGTCCTGTGCCGACTGCTGAACAGGCTGCTGCCCATTCATCGGCTGCGGACGCTGCGGTTGCGCCTGCTGCATCTGCGTGTTCGGCAGGGGAGTGGTAAGGCCTACTGTTCCCATGCCGCCGTAAGGATTGACAGGCTGCTGCGGAACGTAGGGCGTTCCGGGTATCTGGTAATAGCTCATAATACATCCCTCCTGATGTGACCAGTGTAGCGCATCAACAAAAAGTGAAGGACAACGAAGGAACAACGAAGGACAAAAAAGCCCCCACACTGAAAAAAGCAGTGTGGGGGAAAATACGTTCAATGGGTATAATATTTTTGAAAAAAGCTTGACTTTTGTACCCAATGGGCGTATATTATAGACAGTAAAGGAAACCAAAATCGCGCAAAAAGGAGATAACTACCATGACCAGCTTTGAGACTAAAAAGAAGATCGTTCTTGCAGGCGACAGCCGCATTTTTAAAGACTGGGCTGCCCACTCTACCATCACGATGGACGAGTTTATCTCGGCGCTTCAGTGGCTGTGCGAGGATGCACTGGACAAAAACGGCAAGCTTACCCGGGAAATCGCGCTTGCTCCCGACCGCATCGTGAAGCTGCGCCGCGTCAACGATAGTCTGGGCATGACAGCCTTCTATGAATATCCCCGCGACAACGGCAGCGATGGAGAGCTCGGCTCTCTCTGGAGCGGTGAGAAGTTCCCTGATGGCTTTGTGCGCAAAATCAGCCTGTCCGTGAAAGACCGCGTTTGAAAGGGAGCGAACAAAGATGGCAACTGCAAAAGAAATTGGAATCGGAATAAAGAATGCGCGCCTTACCGTCGGTATCACGCAAGCAGAGTTAGCTCGTAGACTTGGCGTTACACCTCAAGCTATCAGCCAATATGAACGAGGGGAAAAAAAGCCTAAAATTGAAACAATCAAAAAAATAGCAGATGCATTGGGTGTAAGTTGGTTTCAACTATCTCATCTTGATGATTTGGTTGCTACTTCTGAGGAAAGAGTTTTGGACAAAGAGGAAGTATACCAAAGTATAGCGGTTGATTATACTACCGCTGAACTTTTTGTTATGGCTTCTGAACCGGAAGCATCCCGTGTGGCGTTCCTCAACAACGTGACCATAACCGTCCCAGACGATGCTTCCGGCTGCGTAGATCTGGATGCCGAGAAGGCAAGATTGTCCACTATCTGGGACGTGGCGCATTTGTCTATGAGAGAGCTGGTGGCCCGCACTGGCCTGTCGCAGACCGCTTTTGCAAGATGCGCGGGCATCCCGCTGCGCACGGTGCAGAACTGGTGTGCTGGAAGCCGGGACTGCCCGGCATACGTCCGCTTTTTGTTGGCTGAGCACTACAAGCTGCTGTAAAACAAAAAAATCCCCCACTTTGCCTACAAAGCACCCCGCGTGGCACGCAGGGCTTCGGCAAAGCAGGGGATTTTTTATGCTGCCAAAACGGCGAAGTCTAAAATCAAGAGCGGAACCGCCCACAGGCAATGCCGCTCTCTACAAAGGCCATGGCCTTTCAAATATCCACCCTCTTGCGCTTCTTCGAGAGGCCGGGAGGATTTGTTGAGATAATTATACCACAATCCGTGCAAAAAGAAAAGCGGCAGACCCGAAAGCCTGCCGCTTTTGAATTGTCAGAGCAAAAGCTCAAAACTAATCCCTAGACGAAACTATTATATCACGCACTCAGCATTTTTTCAATGCCTTTCAGCCGGTAGCCTATCGCCGTCCGGCTGTAATGTGTCTGCGCTGCAATGTCCGGCAGCGGAAGCCGCTCAACGTACCGCAAAAGAGCTATCTTTCGGTCTACCCTCCCAAGCGGTGCGTTCTTGATGGCGGCGATCATCCTCTGTCGGTCAAGTCCTTGCAGCGCAGGGGGCAGCACTACACGAGCCGCCGCCACAGGCCGCACCGAGCCAGAAAGGCTGCGGCAACTGCCCGGCGTTGCGCATCATATTGCCAATGACGGCAAAATAGTATGTTTTCGTGAGGTCACGAAAACGTGCGCAGACCATTTTCGTGATGTCACGAAATTGCTCTTGTGCGGTGTACATCGCGGTGACGTTACCGCAATGCTCGTATGTAGTGCTTGCCATGATATCCTCCTTACTGCTTTTGCAGCGCTGCCTTTGCCCGGTCAAAGAAAAACTGAATCACCTTGCTCATGGTCTCTTCCGTGATTGCCCACGAGACCAGCTTGCCCCACTTGCTGTTGTCCAGATAGTGACGCAGCATCTTAACGCACCACGCCTTGCGCTCTGCGCCGCGCTTGGTGCCCTGAATCTCATGCTCCGCCCTTGCAATGAGGTCGAGCACAGTGCCCTTAACCGCAGCGCCGTAGCCCAGACGGATAAGCCCCAGCACAAGCGACACAGCGCCCACAACGATGAGCACCAGCGCCAGCCATGCGGGCAGGGGGGCGAGAATGGTGTTAAGGATTGCTTCCATGATTTGTTACTCCTTTCAGCAGGTAGTTGTTGATATCGGATTTACTTTTTTGCATACCTTCGCGGTTGTTGCCGGACAGTTGCGCATCCAGAAGGTTTTGCACGCCAACAAGAACGAGCCGCATTTCTTCATCGATGCCGTCAAATCGCCGGAGGTCTCTTGCAAGGGCTTGTGTATGCTGGAGCTGCCCCTGTTCCAAGGTGCCGACGCGCTTGTCCAGCTCATCCAGCCGCTTGTTCTGCGCGTTGTCCGGTTCCTGTGCCTTCTTGATGTACTTATGGATGATTTCCAGCACCTTGTCGATCGTGATGGCTGCAGCACACAGGCTGCCCAAGATGCCCAGTACCCACAGCAAAGCTTCTTTTTCAGTCATTTGCCCTCCCGAAGACGGGTCAGACCCTTCTTTGCGATGATTTTAGCGTAGTCCTTGTAGGGCACAGACAAGTCCACGCCGGAAATCTTGCCCGGTATCGCGTCCACAACACCGGGAATCTTGCCCTTGCTGGTGTACTGCCACAAGCCGAACGGCCAGCCCGGTTCAGGCTTCTTGCTGCGGTAGGCTGCCAGCCACACGTCATAAGGCTTGAGTGCAGCGCCGGTCATGTACAGGTTATCACGGCCAAAGTACAGCCCGGTGTACAGCATGGCGTAAAAGCCCCAGCGCTCCACAGTGCCCAGCGCATGGGCGGCAATGTCCGTCAGGGTCTGCTTGTCGAGCGGTGCTTGCACATACTTGTCCTCAATGTCCACCGCAACGGGCAGCTGCACGGTTTTGCCGGTCAGCACCTTGCGCAGCAGGGCAAGTTCTGCGTCAGCCTCTGCTGTGTTGACCGCTTTGCAGTAGTAGTACGCGCCGCAGGGGATGCCCAGCCGCTGGCACTCGGCGTAGTTGCGCTCAAAGTCGGGGTCGATGTACGGCTCACTGGGATTGTCCTCTGCGCTGTTGCCCAGAGCCCGCAGCATCACGCCGGAGACAAGGCCGCTTGTCTTTACCTTGACCCAGTCGATGTTACCCTGCCAGCGGGAAACGTCCATGATAGGTCTCATACTCTGCTCCTTAATACTTTTCGCCGGTAATCTCTTCATACTCTTCTGCGGTCAGGCGCTGGGGCTTGCGCTGCACAAGGATGCGCAGCATGGCCTTAGACCAGCGGCCCGCCTCGTACTCGTCTTTCGCTTTGCCGAAGATCGCGCTGTGCTTATCACTCATGGCTCATGCCCTCCTTGTCTGCAGCCTCGTCCTCAATGGGCACATCGGCCAGAATGCACAGGAAGTCCACCATAGACGCGATCTGTGCCAAATCCGCGTCCCGGTTTTCGTTTTCGGCGGCGGTCTTGATGTCGCCAGTGTTGTGAACAATTTTCATGTAGTTATCCCCTCCAGCAGAGTTTTAACGTATTGATCCATGCGCTGCAGCAGCTGCTGCGAGTTGCCTTTAGCGGCATGGGCTTTCCATGATCCATACTGCTCATACAGGGCAGATGCCGGTTTCTCTCCTGCCTTGATGAGCTGGGCAAGCCGAAACAGGCGCTTGCGCTCGGCCTTGACATTCTGCGGGTCAACGGTCATAACGACCTTGCCCGCCGGGGTCAAGCGGTAGATGAAACCTAGAAAACGGAATCCATCCTTTAGCCTGACGATCTTGGTCTTGGTCGGGTGCAGCTCCATGCCATCGGCAGCGTACCGGGC